GGACGGCCGCTGGACTGATGCTGGCGGGCTTGCCCGCGAAAGCCGCATGACCGACCACCAGGACCACGACGGCAGCCCGGACGCCATCCTCAAGGAGGCCAAGGAGGCCTTCGCGCTTTCCTCCGACTATGAGCAGGAGAACCGCAACCTGGCGGAGACCGACCTGCGTTTTTCCCGTTTGGGCGACCAGTGGGACGAGGACGTTCTCAGGCAACGCCAGGAGCAGGGACGGCCGGCGCTCACCATCAACAAGCTGCCGGCCTACATCCGCCAGGTGGTCAACGACGCGCGCCTCAATAAGCCCTCGATCAAGGTCCGGCCCGTGGATGGCGGCGCCGACGTGGCCACGGCCCAGATCATCAACGGCCTGATAAGGAACATCGAACAGACCTCGGACGCCGATATCGCCTACGATACCGCGGCGGACTTCGCCGTCACCATGGGCTTCGGCTACTTCCGCGTGGACGTGGACTTCGCGGGCGACGATACCTTCGACCAGGATATCCGCATCGAGCGTGTCGCCAACCCCTTCAATGTTTTCGGCGATCCTTATTCCGATGCGGCGGATTCTTCGGATTGGAACAGCGCCTTTTACGTCAAGATGCTGTCCAAGGACGCCTTCGAGCGCGAGTTCAAGGGGGCCGCGAAGGTGGACTGGGAATCCACCGGCTACACCAAGCTGGATCACACCTGGTTCGACGGCGAGCACGTCATGGTAGCCGAGTGGTGGACGCGCACCGAGGCGCTGCGCCAGATCCTGCTGCTCACGGACGGCAACGTGGTGGACGCCCAAGTCTACGAGCAAAACCTCGACGTTTTCGAGGCCGTGGGCGTGGCGGTCGCAGGCGACCGCGCGGTCAAGAGCCACAAGATCACGCACCGGCTGATGACCGGCGCCGAGGTGCTGGAGACCACTCCCTGGCCCGGTAGATACATCCCGCTCGTGCCCGTCTACGGCGAGGAGGTGAACGTCGAGGGCAAGCGCTACTTCCGCTCGCTCATCCGCGATGCCATGGACGCCCAGCGCATGTTCAATTATTGGCGCACTGCGAGCACGGAACTCGTGGCGCTCGCCCCCAAGGCGCCCTTCCTCGGGCCGGAGCTTGCCTTCGAGGGCAAGGACGCGCGCAAGTGGGAGACGGCCAATACCGAGCAGCACGCCTTCCTGGCCTATGCGGGCAACGTGCGCCCCGAGCGCCAGGCCTTCGCCGGGATTCCCGCGGGGGCCCTTCAGGAAGCGCTCAACGCCTCGGACGACATGAAGTCCATCATGGGGCTGCACGATGCCTCGATGGGGGCCAGGAGCAACGAAGTGAGCGGCAAGGCCATCATGGCGCGGCAGCGGGAGGGGGACGTATCGACGTTTCATTTTCAGGACAACCTGGCGCGCGCCATCCGCCACGGGGGGCGCGTGGTGCTCGACCTGATCCCGCACGTTTATTCAGGACAGCGCATCATCCGCACGCTGGGCCAGGACGGCACGGTGGAGGACGCGCAACTGGGCCAGCCGGCGGCCCCCGAGGACCCGCGGCAGGACATCCCGGCCGTCTACGACCTGACGGCGGGGAAATACGATCTGACCGTCGAGTCGGGGCCCAGCTTCACGACGCAGCGCCAGGAAGCGGCGGAGCAGATGATGGAGCTCCTGCGGGTCTTCCCCCAGGCCGCGCCCGTGATCGGCGATCTGCTGGTCAAGAACCTGGACTGGCCGGGCGCGGACGATATCGCGGAACGTTTGAAGGCGTTGCTGCCGGCCGCGGCCCAGGGTGGCGAGGGCGAAGACCCACGTCTGGCCCAGGCAATGCAGATGGTGCAGCAGCTTCAGCAGGCCATCGAGCAATTGAAGGCGGATCGCTCGATCGAGCAGTTCGAGGCGAAGATCAAGGCGCTCGATGCGCAGAGCAAGGCCTTCGATGCCGAGACCAAGCGCATCGCCGCGCTGGGGAAGATCGGCGAGAGCATCATTTCAGCGGCTAGCCCGCCGGGGCCGCATGATCGGTACGAGGGCAGGGCGGCTTAGGGGGTGGTGATGAATCGCGAGCAGATGATCGATGCAGCGGCGCAGCGGCATAGGATATTGCGGCGGTGGCATCGCTGGCTCGCGTGGTCTCATAAGCGCTGCCTGGGGTGGGGGTTCCCGATGCTGTTGCTATGTGAGCCGCTTTACCGCCTAAGCATAGCGGCGTTTATCGCAGCAACTGCCGAGTACAACCGCATCACCGAGGGGGCTTAGTGGCGGCTCTTCGGGGGCGTATGTCCTCGCGCCGTAGCTTCACGCCGAATCTCGCGCATTTCGCCTTCGGGCGTACCGCCCCAATAGACCCAGGGCAGGAACATTACTTCGTCCCATGGGAAAAAGTGTTCCGTTCCCAACGGGTCGATAACGCGGACATTATCATGTTCGTTTGTCGTAACCATAACTCATTTCCTTTTGAGGCGGCTTAATAGGGAATGGTGGGGCTGCCGGTCCGCAGGGCTTTGGGCGTAGCGTAGTAGCCTGCCGGGACTGGTCGCTCGGCGTAGCATAGCCGACACCAGCGGATAAGCTCGCTTTTCTGAAGGGGGACACCATAGTGCCAGTCGTGGAAGCCTAGCCGACAGCGGATGCGGTTCCATAGCTTGTCGCCGGGCTGCGTACTCGCGATCAGCAACTCAATTTTTTTCATGTGTCTCGGCCTTCTATCTGAGGGAAGGCGACTGCGGGAGCAAGCAGGATTCGAACCTGCGACCTTCTTCGTTACTAACGGCATCACCCGCTTTCACGATCTGCTCTACCAACTGAGCTATTGCCGGACCCAGTGATGAGCCGGGCCACGCCCGCAGTCGCCAATTCTTTAGCACATTTTCCCAACCGTCACCAACCCAGAAGGAGATGCCGTTATGGCTACGATCCAAGACGTGAAGGACTGGTACGAGCGAGACCTGGGCCGGTTCGCGCCCTACGACACTCATGTCGAGGTGGTAGTAGACCAAGGCCAGCCCGCTAGTGCTGGGGGCGATGCAGCGGTCGACTATTCGCTGCGTATCCGCATCTTCACCGATACGAATTGCTACAACATAGTCGCGAAGGAGCACGCACAGAGCGGTTACCTTGGCTGTATATCGCGATCAAGAAAGCTCCGTGCGGGCGAGGACTGGACCCGTGGCCGAGATTTGCCGGACGGTCCCTTAACCGAGGAAACTTGGCGCGAGATCCTGGCGAACATCGTGAGTTACGAGATGGTGCGCGTTCATAAACCGGACGCCCTGGCCATCCCGGACCAACCGCAACAGGAAGCAGTAGCTTCTTAACCCGCCCGCCAAAACGGCGGGTTTTTCATGTCACCAACCCCAGAGGAGTGACCCATGAGCGAAACCTTAGCGACCGAGCCGACCCCCGACGCCATCGAGCCCGCGCCGGAGCCGGAAGTCGCGCCCGAGGCGCCGGCGGTAGAACCCGTCCAGCCCGAGGGTGACGTAACCACGGTGCCCGAACCCGATCCCGAGGCGCCGGAACCCGACCCATCCGAGGTGCAGCCCGATCCGCTGGAGGCCCTGGCGCCCGAGCCGGTTCCGGACACCGTGGAAGTCGAGATCAACGGGCTCAAATACACCGTGCCGGCCACCCTCAAGGACGGCTACATGATGCACGGGGACTATACCCTCAAAACCCAGGAGTTGGCCGGCAAGGGCCGGGAACTGGATGGCGACCGCGATGCGCTGAAAGGCGAACGCGAGGCGTTCAACCAGCAAGCCCAGACCCACCGGGACAACATCCAGGACTATGGGGAGCTGGCGCATACGGACAAACTGCTTGATAGCTTCCGCAAGGTCGATTTCCAGCAGTTGCAGCAGGAGGACCCGGACCAGGCCCAACGGCTTAATTTCCAGTTCCAAACGCTGAACGATGCGCGCCGGCAAATCGTCGAGCGTATTCAAACAAGAGAGTACGACGCGAGAGTCACCGCGGAGCGCGAACGCGGCAACGCCACGCGCGAACACGCTAACCGCAAGGACCAACTCAAGGCCAGCCTGGCTCGCGATATTCCGAACTACTCGCCCGAGCTCCAGAGCAAGATGGACCAGACGGCAATCCGTAACGGCTTCACCCAGGCGGACCTCGATTCCGTCGTGGACCCGAAGATGATGCAGATGCTGCACCTGGCCCATCTGGGCGAGCAAGTTCTTCAGCGAAAACGAGCCGCGACGACGCAACCGGCACCGACGCCGGTCAAGCCCGTGCCCAAAGTGGGCGGCGGGCCAACACCGGTAACCGGCCCCAACGACAAGCAGGGCATGGATGCCTGGATGCGTTCTCGCAATCAGCAAATCAGGCGAGACACGGGCTAACGGCCGAGCCTTCGGGCTTCCGAGATAGCCTCCTTCGGGGGGCTTTTTTCATGGCCGCTTGACGCCCGTTCTCCGCCCAAGCGAGGAACAGGCAAGTGGCAAACACGCTCCTTACCCCCACGATAATTACCCGCGAAGCTTTGCGGATCCTCCACCAAAAGCTCAACTTCATCGGGACGATCTCCCGGCAGTACGACGATCGCTTCGCCAATTCGGGCGGAAAGATCGGCGACACGTTGCAGATCCGTCTGCCCAACCGCTACACGGTGCGCACGGGCCGGGTCATCGATGTCCAGGACACCACGGAGACCAAGGTCGATCTGGTGGTCGGCACCCAGAAGGGCGTCGATACGCAGTTCACCTCGGTCGATCTGACCCTGGACCTGGATGACTTCGCCGAACGTATCCTGGAGCCCGCGATGTCGGTCCTGGCGGCCAACATCGAGTCCGATGCCATGTCCATGTACAAGGACATTTGGAACGAGGTTTCGGATGTCGGTGCCTCTGCTGAATTGGCGGACATTCTCAACATGGCCAAGAAGCTGACCGACGATCTGACGCCGGTTTCCAGGCGCTGCTTGAACCTGAACACCCAGGACAACGTGGACTTGGTGGACGCGCTCAAGGGGCTGTTCAACGACCCGGCGAAGATTTCCAAGCAGTACCGGGACGGCATGGTGGCCAACGACTTCGTTGGTTACGAGAAAATCTATCAGAACACCATGTGGCCGCGTCACACGACGGGCTCGGACGACGGCACTGGCGATCATCTGGTCAGTGCGGCCGACCAGGTTGGGGCCACTATCAACCACGGCTCCGAGGGCACCGGGACGCTCAACAAGGGCGATATCGTCACCTTCGCGGGCTGCAACCGGGTCCACCCGGAGACCAAGGTGGATACGGGCAAGTTGCATCGCTTCACCGTGACGGCGGACATGACCGCTTCCGCCACATCGATCGCGATCAGTCCGGCCATCTCAATCACCGGCGCCGATCAGAACTGCGCCGCGGCTCCCACGAACGGCGGGGCGATCAACAAGCAGGAGTCCGATGACACCACGGCGATCGGGGTCTCGGCCGCCTATGGCGTCACCATGGGCTACCACAAGGACGCCTTCACCTTCGCGACGGCGGATTTGGTCATGCCCAAGGGTGTCGATTTCGCGGCCCGAGAGGTGTTCGACGGGATCTCCATGCGCATCATCCGGGACTACGACATCAACAACGACTCCCTGCCGTGTCGTATCGATGTGCTCTACGGGTTCAAGACGACCCGCGCCGAGCTGGCTTGCCGTGGCGGCTTCAACTGAGCCGTTCCCGTCACGCTTCATCTGACATTCAACCTCTATAGGAGGGCCTTAAAATGGCTATCCAGCAACTGCACAACGGCAACCCGGATGGCGCGCTGTTCGGGCAGGCGACGACGGACAAGCTCGGCTTCTATGGGCTTACCACGCCGATCGTCCAGCCGAGCGTCACGGCGGTCGTTACAACCGCCACCACTGCGACCAACGAGGCGGCAGTCACACGGCTATATACCGCCCTCGTCAATCTTGGCTTGATCGTCACGTCTTAAGGGGTTCGGCCCGCACAGCCGGTCGCGGGGCGTTCTTTGGGGGTCTAGTACATGGTTGTGCAGCCATGCAGCGGATCACTGAACGCCCCGTCATCCCTAGAGATCGCGGCGGCGGCGTATAGCGCTGCGGCAACGGCCACTTACGGGGAGTTCGCCAGACCATGAGTCACATTTTCGTGGACCACGGCAAACCGGCGTCTCGTGGACAGAAAGTGATGCTGGCTACGGTGGTGTATGAGAATCCCGACGCCAGCTATACCTACAGCATTCAGAAATCCCGCGCCGCTTTGGCCGATGCAGGAATCCAAACTGCCTATCTGATCCTTTCGGGCAACTGCCACACTGATGATGCGCGCAACGTCGTGGTGCAGGAGTTTCTTCTGTCGGGCTGCACGGACCTGGTGTTCCTGGACGCCGACGTGTCCTGGGAGCCCGAAGCCCTGGTGGCGCTTTGCGGGTACGACTGCGATATCGAGCTTGTGGGCGGGGTTTACCCGTTCCGCAGAGATGATGCCAAGTCCCGTTTCAACATGCCCGTGCGCATGATCGAGGGCGTGCTGAAGCCGGACGGGAACGGCCTGCTGGAAGTGGAGGGGCTGCCGGCGGGATTCATGCGGATTCGCCGGCGCGTCCTGGAGGTGC